TGTGACGATTGCCGTCAAAGTCTGAATACATGCGGTCATTGCGGCGGCGACTTTGTGAGCGACGATCCGACCTGCATCGAGGACGATTACTTCTGCGACTACTGCACGCGCAATTACGTTGCGAATTGCTCCGAGTGCCAAAATGCCTATCACGCGAATTTCGGGCCTCGTGAACGGCAACACCGGAGCCGTCAGCGTGTCTCTTTGATGTGCCGGTCATGTGCTGATGAGGCAATCGCGGCACGCGAGGACGATAGCGACGACACAGAGACCGCTGATGCGCCATTCGTGCCGACGGATGAGCAATTACGATCACTGTATACACGGTCTAATCAGTGTTACGAACGTCACGAAGCGAATTATGTTTGCACACGTCCTGCGGGGCATACCGGCCCGCATGTCGCGCATCATGCGGACGGCTCCTTATGCGAAGCTATCCTTGGGTTAGACGGTCGTCCGTACTGGAACGGCGAATTTACCGCTGATATGTTTCCGCCCGTAGCCGAGACCGAAGAGACCGAAACGGAGACCACTAATGTCTGATGCTCTCGCTCGCCTCGTGACGATGCACGCCTATTGCCGTCCGGCTGATAGCCGATCTGAGCGACTGTTTATTCACCGCTACATTGCGAGTCTCGGAGCCGTTGAAGACGACTACGGCAATTGGTCGTTAGTCCTTGGAGACAATCCGCGCCACATTTGGTCGTGCCATACCGACACTGTGCATCGTCTCGGAGGATCACAGCGCGTCAAACTGTCGGCTGACGGCATTCTGTCTGCGACTGGTGGATCGTGCCTCGGAGCCGACGACACAGCGGGCGTTTGGCTTCTGTGCGAGCTCGTGCGACGTGGTGTCCCTGGCCGCTATGTCTGGCACTACGGCGAAGAGATGGGCTGTCTCGGATCGCGGTCGTTAGTCGACAGTTTGCCCGACTGGATAGCCGAGACCGACATGGTGATTGCCGTCGATAGGAAAGGCACCAGCGACGTGATTACGCATCAGATGGGCTATCGCACGGCGTCGTCAGATTTTGCGACAGCCTTAGCCCTACAGCTAAACGCCCAGGGTTTGCAGTACGCTCCGTCGTCGCATGGCCTGTATACCGATTCAGAAGCGTATGCCGACTGGGTTTCGGAATGCACAAACCTCAGCATCGGCTATCAGGGTAATCATACGGAAGCCGAGACACTCGATACCCGCCATACAATGCGCCTGCTCGATGCCCTCGCATCGCTCGACATTGCGAGTCTGCCCGTCGTCAGGATTGCCGATCCTGTGTCGTCGGTCTCGATTCTCAGTCCCATGCGTGACGACCTGACATCGCCTGTTGTCGTCACAGGAGACTTTAGCCGTGCGGCTGGTGTTGGTTGGAATAATCGAGACTTCCACTGGTACCGAGAATGCGGAGCCACAGTCTCGGATTATCAACAGGTTTGTTTCGACTGCGGAGCCGATAACCCGGCTGACGACCTGACGACACGTACGAGACGCGAGGACTATCTAGACGGCGTTTACGCGGAAGTTCAAATGGAGCTCGAAAAGCAGGTGCAACGTGCGAAAAGGCGCTAAAGTCATGCGCCATATCCTGACGACGCCACCGATTAGCATCACGCTATCGGCCGATCAACGGGCAAACGCTCGTGATGCCGTCTGCATCGCGCAACAGGCACTCCTAGATGCGGCTCAAGACTTGTCGCGTCGTAACCCGAAGGCGACGACACTTCCTCGTCTGGTGACAGCCGCGTCACAGATGGCCGATTTACGCGACTGCCTAGAAGGAAAGGTGGTGCAACAGACGGCATAACTCTTGGTGTGTTCTACCTCGTAACCTCGTTAACCGTATGGAGAGACCGATGAAATATGTAGTCAAGATGACCGTCAAGACTGGCCTGACTGATGGCACGTTGGGCTATGATCCGTCCTTGGACGATGCCCACTTCTACCTGACGACGGATCGGGTTTGGTCTGACAGCCAGACCAAGGCGGCCCGTTTCGGCTCGTCGGCGGACGCCCTGGCCTCAATGCTCGTGCCCGTCGGCCTGATTGCCGTCCACGTTCGTCCCGTCAAGCTGCGTCCTCGTGCGTAGTCTCGTGTTACTCGGAGCCTGTGTCGTCGGACTGTTGATCGGTCTCTGGCGACGGCTCAAATGGGCGTTCTAGACCGTATGCTCATGTCGTCGCCGTCTCACCTAACCGTGTAGCCTGCCTATCCGTTAGGCCGTTGTAGACCGTTATAACCGGCTGTCTGCAACGGCCTAACCTCGCCGCTTACCGATCAATCCTGTCAGCGTGTCCTGAATTGAGACAGGGTGTGGCTGTCTGACCACACTTCTACCCTCACTGTGGTAAAAGAACCACACTTTGTAACCTCGTGTAACGATTAGCTGGTTAGCCTCGGAGGCGGTCACTGTGCCGACCGTCCTCGTGGCTGTGCTGTACCTAGGTGCCGACGATACGCCGTCGCTCTGAGGCTAGTCGGCTCCCTGGTTAGCGGTCTCGCCATGACCGGCGCAAAACGTGCGCCTATGCCCCCAGGGGTCGAGGGGTGCCCTCTTGGTACACGCCTACCCGCACCCTCTCCAAAGCGGGCACCACTGGCACAAAAGGAAAAAGGGCCTAGACGATAGGCCCTTCAACAGAAAAATGTGTGTAAAAATGTCGGCAACTAACGACGGTACGGATGCTGCTGGGCCCACACAAAGGAATTGCGTTTTAGCCGTTCAGTGCACCACTCAGGACTAGGGGTCTGGGGGCGGGTACATGAACGGAAGCGGGGGCCAAACCAACGGTCCCACAGCCTTCGCCACTTCGAAGGCTTCCTCAACCAGACGTAATACGGGGCATCCTCGGCTTCTCGGATGGATTGGCGGATCAAGCCTGTGTAGTCGACACATTCGACAGGTTCGAAGTCGATGGGGTCGGTAATGAGGCCCCAACGTCCAGGGGCTTTAGGCATCGTCACTTGAGGCCCCCTTTGTACGACGATCCACCGAAGAAGTGAACCGCCTTGTACATCGTCATACGGGTCCACCAGCCGACTCCGAGGGCTGTCATGGCTTCGAGGAAGACGGAATCGGCTTCATCCTTGGTGCAGAAGCCAGGGGTTCGGTAGCAGTAGTCGTGGACGACGGCTGCCTTGCCGTACTGGCCGTTGGGCGGGAGGATGTTCCACAGGATCTTCGGCACCGAAGCGAAGTCTGTGAGGAAGCCTGCCGGGATGTGGATGACGAACAGGGTGTCGACATCGGTATGGTAGTCGAACTCCTGGACCACCCGGAAGTTGCGGCCGTCGAGCTCCTCAATGACGAGCGGGTCGAGGAAGCGGGGGTCGCTGACCTTCCACTGGGGGGTTGGGGCGTTCTCAGGCTTTGGAGCAATAGTCAGGGCCATAGGATTCCTCAGACTTGGGCCGGGTGCATCTCACTGGCGGCACCATCCGGCGTGATGACTTCCCGGTACTCGATGAAGCGGTGCTGTACACGGACCAAGCAGGCGGGACCCGTATGGTCGCCAAAGCTCACCTGGGGTAAGAAATCAGGCAACTCCGAGACCTTGTAGGTGTCCCGGAGTTGGTCGTCGGTCCCGTAAATGATTGAGATCCCCTTGCGTGGCCCGGTGGTAGGGGTCAGGAGAATACGCTTCCGTACGGGTGGTGCGGGTGTGAAAGGGAGCACAGAGGCTACCGTGTAACTTTCGTGCCACGTCCCACTCGGAGCGAGACGACTTCATCGACCATCGACTCGGTATCGTCGGTCGCCGGAGCAGGCTTGGGCTCCTCAGAGGGCCACTCGATGACGCGCTCCCGAGTCGAGTACCCGGCAAGCTGGCCTTTGTAGAAGATGCGCTCCTCCGGGGGCATCTTGAAGAAGACCCGGATGACCTCGGCCTCAGTGCCTGCCTCCGTAACGTGCTCGATGACGTCACCTTCCCGGAGCGTAGCGACGTAACTGGACCCGCTGGCGAAGAGGGCCTCAAAGTCTGTGACCTTCTCCTCACGAGTCGTCTTCGAAATGATCTCCACGGTACCTCCGGCAGTACCGGCTGCAACTCTCATGCCAACGTACGGTACTGCGTGCTATTATGAGACTTGGCATACCGCTTGCATCGCCTGAAAGGGGGTCTCTTGTCCGCACGTCGTCTCGCCAAACCCGTCAAACAGCAGCCATCGAAGCGGAGGGGGAGGCCCACAGCCGCTGAGAAGGACTTCGTCGCGCAACTCGTCATGGATAATCCGGGTCCGATGACGAAGTCGCAGACCGATGCCTTGGCTCGGGTACTTCGACGCCCCAAGGAAGTCACGTTGAACCTCATTGAGCAGGCCCGCGAGAACTTCCAGGCCCGTGCAGGCTCCTACGTCGACATGCACCACCAAGCGGTCCAGACGGCTCTTGCCAATGGCGATCCCAAGTCACTCGAAGTCGCTACTCGTGGTAGCCAGTGGGCCATCGAGAAGATTAGCGGCGAGGGGGCTCGCATCGTGGAGTCAGGACCCGCGCAAGTAGGCCCCGGAGGCCCCAGAGTGATGATCGGCATCAAGATTGGGCAGTCCGACGAGCATAAGGTCATTGCCCAGGTTGAACAGGATGAGTAGCTTCGACGGAGCCCTCCACGTCTATGACGAGCAGGGTAATGAAATCCTGTTTCCGGGGCCGAACAGTACTAAAGTTCCGTTCTACGGGGCACAGCCGTACCAACAAGCCGCTCATGCCTCGACGGCGGCCAACCTCTTGTGTTGGGGACCCCGAGGCACCGGCAAGTCGAAGTGGCTCCGCATGGATGCCATCCTCCGTTGCTTGATGTTCCCAGGGTTCCATGCCCTCATCGTCCGTCGTACGATGCCACAACTCAAGAAGTCGCATCTCAAGTTCATCAAGCGAGAGGCCGAGCTCTTAGGGGGCTCGTACAACCAGACATCGTTCAGGGCGACCTTCCCGCATCCGGGTGGGGAAGACTCGACGCTCGTCTTTACGCACTGTGAGAATGAGAAAGACCTCCTCGACCTTCTGTCGGCTGAGTATGGCTTCATCGGCTTTGACGAGTTATCGACGTTCTCGCTCCAGCAGTTCCTCTTGTTCTCAGCGTCAGCACGAGCCCCCGAAGGGAGTGGCTACGTCGAAGTCATCAGAGCGTCGAGTAATCCCCTTGGCCCCGGTGCCGAGTGGATGCAGCAGTGGTTCATCACACATGAAGTTGACTTAGCCGAGTATCCCGACTACAACCCGAAAGACTTCGAGGATCGGTTCTGGGCCTTCGAAGAGAACAAGTTCATCAATCAGGCTCGCTACAAGGCGCGACTCGGCAACCTCCCGGAGCATGTCCGGAAAGCGTGGCTTGACGGTGAGTTTGTCGTACAAGGGACCTACTTTACCGACTTCCGAAAGACGCTCCGAGACCCCGACACGAAGAAGCAGTACCCGTGGCACGTCATCCCAGTGTTGCCCACCTTGGACAACAGGCCCATTACAAGCATTCCGTGGATCAACGTGTATCGGGCTATCGACTGGGGCTACTTCCCGGACCCGGCCGTCTGTTTGTGGTTCGCTGTGTTGCCGAATAAGCGGGCCATCGCCTTTAAAGAGCGGCACTGGCACAAGACACTAGCGGGTGACGTCGCTAAGGAGATCCGAGAGGAGTCTGAGGGCCTGCATATTGCGGAGTCCTTCTGCGACCCCACGATGCACTTCAAAGAGGGCCAGGAGTATTCGATTGGCGACATCTTCGAGCGGAATGGCGTTCCCGTGACGGCCTCGATCAATGACCGTGTGCTCTTCGGCTACTCCATCCACGAGTATCTGAACACGATCATCGATGAGAAACCGCAGCTTCAAATCGTGGAGTACGCCTGCCCGAACCTCATTAAGACAATCCCGACGATGAAGATGGACCCAGATGACCCACGCAAGATGGCTGATGGGAACGACCATTGGGTCGTCGCTACGGCGTACTTCTGTATGGGGCAGGCTCCGCCAAGCCACGACCCTATTCGGCCCGCCATCCCGAAGTGGATGCAGCCGAAGCGCAAGATCCGTGCCTATTAACGTGTTAGACTAGAGATACCCGCTATGGCTGACGCACAGACCCCAATCGAAGACACGCCTGTCCCGTCGCAGGATGCCCCGCCGAAGGACTCGACAGTTGAGAAACCTGAGAAGACCGACCCCAAAGACAAGAACGCTAAGATCGTCAAAGTCATTGATGGGGGCCGTGAGTCTTCGAAACGGATGCGGAAGGACCACTTCCAGGAGTGGAAGCGCAACGTCGAGCTCCGCATGGGGAAGATTGCCACGATGTACACGGGTGGCCTCGACCTCGATGATGATGACCTCCAAACAGAAATCAACCCGGACTGGGCACTCACGAAGACGAAAACCGCTAACCTTTTCTCGCAGGTACCGACCGTCCAGGGCACCCACGAAAACCTCCAGTATGCGCCTGCGGTCTCCCCGTTCATGAAGCAGATGAATTATGAGATTGGGGAGAAGCGTGCCCACGTTGCCGTCGCCATGGAAGAGGCCCTCAACGATGTCGTGAATGCGGCCGGTATCGCGGGGGCCATCGTAGGCTATGCGGCTCGCTTCGACATGGTTGATGTGCCTTCCGTCGAAGTGTGGCAGAGCCCCAAAGGCCCCATCCCCGTGAAGGCGATGACGGAGGACCAGCAGCACGCGCTCATGGATGCAGGCATCCTCCCGAAGCAGTCGGTCAACCGGAAAGTGAGTGACAAATTCTATGTCACCCGGATCTCGCCGGTTGACCTGTTGGTGCCGTCAGACTTCACGGGGTCGTGCTTTGATGATGGCGACTGGGTAGGACGGACGGGCCGTCTCCCGTGGTCGGTGGCTAAGGCTGAATTCAAGCTCTCAGAAGAGGACAAGGATAACCTCCTCTCAGGGTACGACAAACCTTCCGCTGATGAACTGCGAACGGATGCCGAGCAGAGTGGCCTCCTAGAGACTAAGGGCGTCAAGTTTGATGAAATCTACTACTGGCGCTACCGCTTCGACAGCGACGAGAAGAACTTCAACGCTATCTGGAAGGTCGTCTTTGTTGAGGGGAAGAAAGACCCGGTCATCCACGAGCCGTGGGATGGTCAGGAGCTCGATGAGAAGACCCGGCAGTACATCGGAGCGACGGTCTTCCCGATTCGCTTCCTCACGCTGACTTATATCACGGACAATCCGATCCCGCCGTCAGACTCCGCAGCCGGTCGTCCTCAAGTCAACGATCTTCGGCGTTCACGGAACCAGATGTTTGCGAATCGACGCCGGTCGATGCCGCTCCGGTGGTTCGACGTCAATCGTGTCGACCCGCTCATTCAAGCCAACCTGATGCGGGGCACCATTCAGGGCTTCATCCCGTTCAACGGGAATGGCAACAACGGCATCGGGGAGATCGCCCGAGCATCGTATCCGGCCGAAGACTTCACCTTTGACTCGATGACGAAGCAAGACCTCATGGAGCTCTGGCAGATTGGCCCTGACCAACTTGGAGCCGCCTCCACGGGTAAGAAGAGTACGGGGCAGTCGCAACTCCAGCAGCAGAACTTCGCCACTCGTATTGGGCAGGAGCGGAGTCGAGTCGCGTACTTCTTCCTCTCGATCTGTCAGGTGCTCGCGGGCCTCATGGTTCTGCACTCGGACTTTCCGGTCTTGACGGGGGACGAGAAGGCCGCGATGCAGAAGGCATGGGATAACAAGCACATCATCCATGACCTCGTCCTCAAGATCCGGCCGGACTCGACCATCGTTCTCGATACGCAGGCGCAGTTACAGCGGTACACGCAGTTCCTCAACTTGACAGCGAAATCAGGCTTCGTCAATCCAGAACCCATCATCGCCAAGATGGCCGAGCTCTCGGGGATCGACCCGGCCGAAGTCATGATTAAGCCGCAAGGCAAGCCGCCTGACCAGCCGAACATCTCGTACCGCTTCTCCAGCAAAGACGACATCATCAACCCGGTGGTCTTTGCGATCTTGAAGAAGGCGGGCATGGCCCCGTCGGCCGAAGAGATTGAAGAGGCCAAGCAGCTTCTCATGAGTTCCGTCGCTCCGCCGAAACCGCCAGCACCGCAGGGTGCTCCCGGTGCCGGGGGTGCTCCGCCGCTTCCTCCCGGTGGGGCTCCTCCGGCTCCTCCGGCTGCTCCTGCTGGTCAGCCACACCCCACCGATGGGGCACACCCTGACTGGCACCTTGCTGATAAAGTCGCCAAGCGGGGCCGCGATATCGGCCCTGGAGGGTCCTAACATGCCGCATTGGGATTACCACTGCTCTGGCTGTGGAAGCGTGCAGTCATGGTGGTTTAAGAACTGGGAAGAAGCACAGCGTACCAAGATGACGTGTGGGCACTGTGGGCAGACGATGGAGCGGCTGTGGTCGGCTCCGAGCTTCACGGTCAAAGGGCATAACGCCAAAAACGGCTACAGCCAGAGTAAGGACCAGTAATGCTCAAAAACTTCGATTATCGCTGCGATGCCTGCGGGCGTATCGAGTATGACCACATTGCACCCGCAGAAGAAAAGACGTTCCCCTGTGGCAATCAGACGCCAACGGGTCTCTGTATGGGGACGATGGAGCGGGCGTGGATTGCAGGCTCGCACTCGTCGTCAGTCCATGGGGATGAGTGCGATGTCACGGTCAAGAATGGCCTCTGTCATCCGGATGGCACGCCTCAACGCTTCACGTCGAAGTCCGAGATGAAACGGGAAGCGCAGAAGCGGGGCTTCTCAAATGTCGTCACACATATTCCCGGTCGGGGCTCAGACAAATCGAAGCACACACAGAGATTCGTATAGTTCGGTGTTGGAGGACATTCGTCCCTCCGCGTTAAGGAGAAGGTTATGCCCGGTGATCTGATTGATGTGATTCAAGGAGCCGTAGATACGGCTCGCAGTGAAGGTGTCTTTGGCGACGAGGGCGGAGGCAGCGAATCCTCTGAAGTCATTGAGACAGCCGGTACGGAAGCGCCTGTCGAGACCGTCGTAGACGAGAAGCCCGTAGTCGAGACTCCGGCTGGCGACACCAAAGTCGAAACGAAGGTCGAGACCAAAGTAGACGACAAGTCGAAGAAGGACGAGCCCTCCGAAGTTGCCAAGCTGATGGAAGAGGCGGGCATCAAGGCCCCGGAGACGGGCAAGGACAACCGCATCCCGTACTCTCGGGTCACGAAGATCATCGAGAATGCGCTCACGAAGGCGAAGACGACTCACCAGACGGAACTCACGGAGCGTGATACCAAGATCAAGGCCCATGAGAATGAGCTCGCAGGCTATCAGCGAGCCGACAAACTCATCGAGACGGACCCTGACCGCTACATCGGGATGCTGGCGGCTATCCACCCGGATAAGTACGGGAAGTTCGTCAAAGGGGCGACGGTTGCGCCGGTTGCGGGGGCCAAAGAGACCGCCGAACCTGTCGACCTCGTTGCGGCCGTTGGTCCTGAGCCGCCTGCTGACATCAAATACAACGATGGCTCAGAGGGCTACTCTCCTGAGCAGTGGAAGAAGCATAACCAGTGGGTCGAGGACCGAGCGACCGCTCGTGCCCAGATGGCTTTCAATGAGCGCCTTTCGCCTATTGAGAAGAAGGCCAAAGAGGCTGATGCTCAGGCGAAGGCGGCTGTCGCGCATAACACTCGTCTGGCCAACGTCCAGAAACAGGTCGCAGCGGCCAAGGAACTGTGGGGCGAGGACTTCACCAGTGACTACGACAAGGCAGCCGAAGGTGATGGCTCCAAGTCGGAAATCCTTGTGTACATGCGAGCCCACCCGGAGGTCCCTTTCGACCGCTGCGTAGCGGCTGTCCTGTTGCCGAAGCGGCAGGCCAATCGAGACAAGATGCGGGAGGATCTCCTCAAGGAAATCGATAAGAAGGCTGCGAAGGTCAGTGGGACCGTCGTAGCCACCCGGACGACCAACGACGAGACGGCAGAACCGGACCCCAACGATCTGGAAGCGGTCATCCGAGGGGCCGTCTCCGAGGCACGGGCATCTGGACGGATTCGAGGCTAGACCATGGCAACGACAGCGACTCGCGTCACGACAATTACCTACTCGGGGGACGTGAACGGTACCGAGACAACGGGAGGGGCGGCCAATGCGGCCAGCCCCGCCCAATCGCAGATCATCACGTTGGCCGTAGGGGCGAATACTATCACGGCACCGGCTAGTGGAACGACTCCGACAGCCCTCACGATTATCCCGCCAGCCGGGAACGCGACGGCCGTCACGTTGAAGGGTGTCTCGGGCGATACGGGGATTCCCATCCACCTAACAGACTCCCTCACAATTTCTCTGGCATCAGGTTTCACATCACTCGTCCTGAGTGTCGGTACACAGATTGTCGGCGTCCGTCTCTTATGGAGTTGACGCCGGGACGCAAGAGACGTACTATATAGTTACCGCCTAGAATCTAGGCGGAATTCAGTCGGCCGTTGATGTTCAGCGGCCTCTAGGGATGGCTTGCCACCCATCCCGACAGCATGATCGGCACCCCGCCTTACCCTCCCGGCGTTACTGGGACAAATCGATGTCTCTGAAAGGTAACGCACATGGCTCTGACAATTGGACAGATCGCAGCCGTTTCCTTCCCGAAGGTCCTGGCGGCCAAGCGGAAGGCGGCAAATCAGTGGGCAGAATCAGCCCTCATGCGCGAGATGGAACGGCAGAAGTTCATCTCCCGTGAGTCGCTCGGCTCCACCATCGAGTGCCCGCTCGACTATCAGCGCAATCCCGGTACGGTCATTCAGAATACCGACCTCCAGCCCCTCTCCCTGACCAAGACGGAAGTCATCACGGCCGCGTCGTATACGATTGCCGAAGTGACGGCTCCGGTCGTGTGGTCGAAGAAGGACGAGGCGCAGAACCCGTCCGAGAACCAGAAGATTGCTCTCGTCAAGTCCCTGCTCGATAACGCTATCGAGTCGCACGACGACATCATCGAGACGGCGTTCTTCGCGTCCACGACCAACGGCCTCTCGGGGCTGGCGGGTCTCATCGACGCGACCAACGGTCAGGGCTCGGTCGGTGGCATCGACTCCGGTGTGAATACGTGGTGGCGCAATCAACTCCAGACGTACGTGGATGACACCGATATCGAGTCGGCGTTCACGACCGTGTGGAATC